TTTATTAAATAGTTAGCCCAGTCTTCATTGTCTATATCTTCGTCATTGTCAATTTCATCTACAAAAACATAATCTTCACTCATTTTCTCTCCTGCTTCAGCCAGTATTCCTAAAATATTTTTAGTTTCTTCCTCTGAAAGCTCATCTTTAGACAAATTCATAGTTGGTGGGTAGTCCTCATGAGATTCACAAGGCATATACCAAGTTTTTCCATCTTCGTCTTTATGTGTATGTGAACCTTTGCAACCTAACTTTTCAGCTTGTTCTTCAGCTTCTTCAGGGGTTTCAAAAACAAGTTTACCATCTATTTTCTTTAAATCTACTTCTACTTTTTCTTCGTTAATATCTTCTTGCTTAATTCCTGTTTCTTCTTCAACTTGGTCATCAGTTAAATCAGTATCTTCATCCATAAAGTCTAATGGCTTAAGGGTTTTGAAGTATAGATTAAGAGCAATATCATTAACAGACAGTATGTCATCAATAGCATCAATCACTATATCCTGAGCAGGTTTAATAACAATATTTAAAAATAAATCTGTAGCTGTTTGAATTTCATCAGCATTATTTCCTAGTCCTCCTCCAGATTCTCTAATCCCTAGTAAAAGAGGAGAGGTAATTCTATGTCCTACCATTAATTTCTTAACACACTCCTCAGCTAAATAAGCATAATGTTCTGGAGCATTATCTAAAGAAATGTCTTCAACAGTTGTAGAAGATTCTTGGTTAGCATTAAAAGCAACAATTACTTTATCTCCAAGCGAGCCAGTAAGTTTGCCTAGAATATCTGTTTTAATTTGTATTTGTTTTTCCTTGTCAGGAATACCATTGTTAAAGTTAACCACCTTAGTTCCTGAGAATCCATTTTGCGTTTCATTTATTAAATACGCTGAAATTTCTTCTTCAAGCAAAGCGTATGGCATAGATGCCGAGTAACTAGGTAAACTATAATAATGAAACCCAACTACATATTTCTTAACAATAAATATTTCGTTTAATTCTTTAGAAGTACCAAAAACAGGGATTCTTTTAAGTTTATCTCTTTTTCTATATTCCTTCCAGTCAGGATGGTAGTAATAAGCCTCTATTTCCCCCTTTTCGTTGCATTTCTCGGCTCTTAAGGTTTGTCTTGGGAAGTAGGTTATTTCACTTATTTTCCTCTCTGTATTGTAAGTTATTTGAAATGCTCCTTCTCCCAGAATTACGAAGTCTTGAACCACTCTAAACAAATCTTTGTTTTTTATAAGTGATTTCATTTGTGCATACTGGTCTGGCTTTTCGCTAGAATCAGTAGCATCTAGTCCATGACCATAAACAAAAGCTGTTACTCCGTTTAATATAGCATGGTTAGTTGTTGAACCAATATACCTATCAATAATATATTGATAATAGTTATTATCATCTCCAATAGAAACAAAATCCTCGTTTCTTTCTTCGTACACTCTTGGAGCTTCATAGGTGTTTAGTTCTAAAACATGAATGTTACTTTTATGCTTCATAGAATACAAATTCATTATTTGAAGTAGTTGTAGTGTACTGCCCTGAATTGACACTATAGCTACTTATCGTTTGGTTAGTACAGAATATCCTTCCTCTAAATACTTCTTGAGTAGGGCTTGATATTACCATGGTATAAAAATTATCTTGCTCTAAGTTAGGAAAAGCTCCAGTAAATTCATAATAGTATTTATCTAACGTAAATTGACCAGTAAAATTTTGTGTATAAACATTTTTGTTCTGCGAATCACTTGTTATGTTTACTGCATAAGTAGTTGTAGAAGTATATTCTCTAGGAATTACTTTTATTGTCTGATTGCCTGTTGATTCTTCTAATATTGTCATAACTCTTATAAAATAAAAGGGGGTTACTCGTAAAAGTACCCCCTCCTAACCTAAACAAAACTTAATGAAAAGAAACCTATCGTTTTTTAGCTATTAGTACCTACTACTATTGTCTCAGTTGCACCTGCCAATCCTGCGAAAGGATTTGCAAGAGTTGCTCCATCAATGAAATTAGCAGGAAGCTTTTCTTGTGCTGTCAAGGTAAGTGTATATCCTGAAAGGTCGGACATCGCTGTTCCAGTTGCCACGCTCCCCCCGGTTACCTCTGCTCCATGCTCTAATCCCATCAAGAAAGCATTTCCGTTGTTGTCTACAACTGCTACTTGTGGTCTACCATAAGCTAATAGTTTTATTTGTACGTTATCTTCTTTACTTAACTTAGTAAGATTTAGAGTAAGCACTTGTTCAAAGAATGTCGTTCCAGATTCCCTTGAAGATGTAATGGTTTGCTCTAAACTACTACCTCCTTTTAATGCGTACTCGTATGCTGAGAATGTTCCATCTGCATTTGTTATTTCATCTGCAGTTTGTGTTACTGTTCCCAGTCCACCAAAGTCAACAAAGAAAACCTTTTGTATTCCCCCTACTACATCTTTACAGGGAACAGCCCTACCGGCACTTAAATTACAAGCCATATTTTTTTATTTTTAAAAGGTTAAACTTTATTTATTATTATTACGCTAGCATTACTACTTCAGAACCAAGTCCGTATTGAATACCTGCTTTCCATCTCATGATGAATCTAACATTTTGTGAACCATCAATGTCAGCCATGTCAATAATTTTGATTTCATTCAAATCAGACATAACACCTGTACCGAAGTAAAGGTTTGACGATTGAGCTGCAACAACTGTATTTGCAGGCATACCTGGTGCATGGAATATTTTAACTCCATCAATAGTTAATGGTACTCCATTAAACCAAAGTGTTCCTCTGTTGTCGATACCTGAACCTGCTCCAATAAGACCTAAAGCAGAGATGTAAAATCTAAGAGTGTCAGTATTTATATATACATATAAATCATCTTTATCATATAGGGTATCAGGGATAGCTGCTACTGTACGTTGTAATTCGCTTACTACATTAGCTTTATCTATTGCTCCTACTCCTGCTACGTCAATAACGTCAGCATCAGCAGCGAATAAAGTAACGAAGCCATCAAATTCTCCAGCATTTCCGTTAGTTCCACCCCAAATTACTTGCTCATACTTATCAGCTACTTTTGCAGCAAATTGAGAAACAATAAATTCTTGGAAACTAGCAGGTAAATTTTCTCCTAATACAGAATATCCCATCTCTGCAGCTTGCCAAGTTTGAGAAAAATCTTTTTTACAGAACTCAGAGTTGATTTGGAACTCCTCTAATGTAAGAACTCTTTCTGTTAAGTCTAATTGACCTGTATCTGCGAAATCGCAGCCTGCATTTTTAATAAAGTTAGCATCAAATGCTCCTTTTTGAATTACATACTTGTAGTCAATGTTTGGCATAATTGTTACACCTCCATTGTCTAAAGTTTTACCACTCAACAAAGCGATTGAGACATATTTACTTGCCCATTGACCTGCATAAGTAGTAGTGATGTTTGTTGTAGTCGCTAAATCGACTTTGTGATTACTCATGGTTTAAAATTTAATTGATTATTATTTATTATTGATTTATTTTTTCTAGTACTCTGTCTAGTGTGTTTTTTGCTCTATTTTTAGCAAAATGAACTTGTTGCTTTTTAACTTCTCCTTCAGGATTATGTGAAATTGGCTCAGCAGCAACATTAATTTGATTAAGCTCAGTTTTAGAAGCCTCTACTTTTTCTTCAACTTCTTGAGAAGCTTCAACTTCTTTAGAATTTCTATTTTCTTTGTCAGCTTTTAAATCTGCTACAGCATCTTCAAGATTCTTAATCCTTTTTTCCATACCTGCCCAGTCATCAACTGCAGCTTCTTCTCCATCATCTCTTAATTCTTCTTCATCTTCAGCTTTGTCTGAAGCATCTTTAAGTTCTGCTATTTTACCTTCTTCTTTAACTAGCATAACTGTTCCGTCTGAAAAATTATATTCTCCAACTGGTACGGCAATTTTGTCTTGTTCCTCTCCTTCGCTTACTATAAAAACAGACTGTCCTTCTTCAAAAGATTCTGCTTCTAGCTTAGTTCCGTTCTCCAATTCTTTGACTTCTAATTTTACTTTAACTTCTGATAGTTCCATTCCTAGAACATCTTTGATTGATTCAACTATTTCTGATGCTTTCATTTTTTTAATTTTTTATCCTTATATATAATACGACAAAAGTGAAAATTGTTTCCCCTTTTTGTTATGACGCCTGAGTTTTACCTATGCCCTGTGCATGTAAAGTACCATCACAGCATTTACTGCTATAAGTTTTACCATCTTTACATAAACAACCCCTTCTTCCTCCTTTTGGGGAGTTATGAGCAAGATTTTTAAATCTTTTTTTAATTATCACTAATTATGCTTTTAATTTTTGCTATAAGTTCTTCAGCCTGCTTGTCTTTGCTTAAATCTTCTTCGATTTGCTCTTTAGGTCTATTTGCTTGGTCTGAAAAGAAGCCTTCAATAGAAAATCCTTT